GGGACATGCAGGCCTAGTCAAAGAGATGGACGCTCTGCGGGGACGGCTACAATCGCTTCTGGGCAGTCGCGCTCGGCTCTCTGAGAAGCAGGCCGATGCCATAGACGATTTCCTGGCCTCTTCCCTGGAGGATAGCGACCTCTTAGCCCTGCGTGACGGTCTTGAACCCGTTATCAGTCGGGGACCGAGGAAGGGCAAGGACATTCTGGCTCTTGAAAAAGAGATACGAGTCACACGAGAAGCCATTGCAGGTCTTCGCCCCGCCTGGAAGGTTGCAAATGCCAAGGGGTATCAATTCGTCCAGGAGGGAGTGTACCGCTACTTCCCCGATGAGGATGCAGCGCAGATAAAACGGCTTGCCGAGCGACCCACCAGCGGGCTGTGGCAGTTCATTGATAATGTGCGAGCTACCGCCTTTGGAGGAGACCTCAGCCCTACGACCGTTCAGGGTTCGGTAGTCTGGCTATCTGACCCGGTGGGCGTAAGTCGTGAGGTTATCAGGCAAATCACAAAGGGCAAGGGTATCTGGGCACCATACAAACAGCAGGCTCTTTTTGACGACCTTGTTGAGAATGCCGATTCCTGGCGTCGCTTTACCGAGGCCACGGGGATGCAGGCTCTGGGTACTGTGGATAGGGAGTTCTCCGTTGGGTTTATCGGGAAAATCCCTGGCATCTGGAAAGTCCCTAGCATCGGGAAGATATGGACGGAGTTTAATGAGTCGGTCTATCGGCCCGTGATGCGACATGCAAAGGATGTGTTTGACTCCTCTTATGAAGGGGCTATCCGCCTGGGGCGTAGCGAAGAAGAGGCGATGGCTATTGCAGCCGATGATGCCACCAAGATAGTCCCACGGATTTCAGGACGGAGACTAGGTTGGTCGGAGGCGGAGCAGGCCAGTCGCCGGGCGCTATTGACCTCCATCTCATTCTTGACACAGCCCACCGCTCTGATGAGCGATGCGGTAACGGCGATGGTCAAGCTTGGCACAAAGCAGACCATCACGCCTTCGGAGGCTTTTGCGTTGCGCCGAGTCGGGACGCTGGTGGCAACGACGGAAGTGTTAGCTGTAACGAGTAGTGTGTATTTTGCCTGGAAACATGGGCAGGACATGGAGCAAGCTGCGCTTGAGGCTCTTGACCCGACTCATCCCAATTTCATGTCCATCAAGACGCCCTGGGGGGCCAGGATAGGCCTAGGAGGCCCCTACCGCAGCCTGATACGAGCCGTTGTGCCCCGTAAGGTGGAGGGGGTGGACTTCCCTATGCCCTTTGCAGGAGTGCATCGTTTTGCGCTTTCTAAGCTGGGGCCTTTGCCCAGGATTGCCTATGACGAGATAAGGAATGTGGACTTCTATGGCAAGCAGATACGAAGCGGGGAGTTCCCCAAGAATGTCCTTCAGGGGATTGCTTATGCTGTCACGGGCGGGTTGCCCCTTACTGCTGGCTCTGCCATTCGCTCATGGCAACAAGGTGAAGGTAGGGGTAGGACTCTGGAGGAACTGTCCTCTCAGTTTGGGGGCACTAACTACGTCCCCTTCGACCCCATCTATGATGCCAAACTCAGATGGGAGGATGACATAGAGAGGTATGAGGCCATTCCTACTGACACCTTGAAAAGATTGGCGCTAGGGGTATCCACGCGAGACAAATACCGAAAGAGTCATCCCGATGTAGACGCCAAGCTCTTTATCGTGGGCAAGGTATCGAGCCTGCAAACTGCTAGAGCCGTAAATGAGGCTCTTGCCCTTATCCGGAAGAACGATATTGACCCTGATGCTATCAAGGCAATCAAGGCCAGGAAACAACTACAGAAGGACTATGCCAAACTGGGGCGTCGCCTGGAGCGCAACGAGGTGGATAGACTCATCGAGCGATTGGAGCAGGGCGAGCAGCAACCCGCTCCTTCCCGTCCTACGGCAACTCCTGCTTCTGTCCCGTCCTCATTCAGCGACCCGTTGGGGCGTACGAAGGCCCCCACGACGAGTCAGCCGACACCTTCGTCATTCCAGCAGTTATTGGAGCGTAGCAAAGAACCCGTAGGGGCGAGATAGGAGAGCATTATGAAAGAGCCGTTTGATGAGTTTGCCGACCAGTTTACCATCGTGGGTGGTCCTTATGGGGTGGCCCTGAGTTTCCGTCGCAGTGCAGGGCAACCACCCGCGTTAGGGACGGTTGTGCCGTCACTGGATGTGGGGACTGTTCGTCTCTCTCGGGAGTTGGCGAAAAGAATCGCGCAGGTCATGACTCAATGGGTGGAAATGGTAGAACATCAGGGGGGGGTTATAAAACTCCCCGAAAAGTCAAATGACCCCTCAACCCTTGATGACCTTTGGGGGAAGCAGACACAATAAGATGGCAAATGTGGTTGTGATGCCGCGGTGTCCCAATCGCCTTCCTGATGGCAGGATTTGCAATCAGAAGTTGGGGGACTACCTTGAAGGTGTCTACGTGAATAAGGCATGTCCACGCTGTCATCAACCCGTGGTGCTTGACACCAATCTGAAGAAGTGCTAAGAATGTAAGCAATATAACATTGTGCCCGCGAGAGGCCAGAGTATTTTGTGCGCTTCGACGCCAGAACACTCTGGCCTTTTTGTTTTGCTCGGCAATGCCCATAGAGGCAAGCCAGCGAAGGGAGAACAGGATGCCACCAGAGGTAGAGACGCTAGAGGGGACGGCAATCTCGGAGACGTCACCCGGCGAGCCACGGGGCGATGCTGAGACGACTGAGACTGAGGAGCCGGACTATAAGGCGTTATGGGAGCAGGAAAAGGCTACTCGTGAGAGAGTGGAGCAGAACGTACGCGCCCGGGATATTCAGCTACTCAGCCAGAAGAAGCAGCAGGAGATACAGGCGCGGATTGACGCCAAAACAGACGCCATCTTAGCCAAACTCGAAAGTGGCGAGCTTACTAAGGCTGAGGCAAAGAGCGCCATCCAGGAGGGTATCCGCGCAGAAGTCACCTCGCCACCACAGGAAACAGCGAGGACGGCGTTGCTCTCTTCCGAGGAAGAAATAAAGCAAGGACTGCTGGCTATTGGCCTGGGTAAGGATGACGCGGGAAGTGTTGAAATATCTGACTCGCGTGCTAACCACCTGAACGACCTCTGGGATGAGGCGGTCAAAGCGTACCGCGAGAAGCGGTATGAGGCTTCTGAGGCATGGCGCGACTCTGCCATGAGGGAACTGAAGAGGCTGACGACACAGGTGGAGGGTGATAAGACCAGGCCAAAAGGTGGTCTTGGGCTGAACGATAGAAACGGACGTGGTGCAGCCGCGGGACAGAGTGATCAGTCGTGGCTTGACCTGTATTCAGACGAGGAACGCGGTGGCATTCCCGCCACCCCAGAGAACACCAAGAGGGCACGGGAGTTATTCGAGAGAGGTCTGAGACCTAAAGCCCTCAGAAGGGCATGAGGAGAAAGATGAACGCAATCAAGCAGTTTGTGATGACGCTTCTGGCTTGGCCGAGTGTCCTCACACATAGAGACAGGGTTCTATATCGGGGTCGGTGGCTTCCTGTCCCGCAGGGCGGAGCGCCAAGTGGTGATTCCGATACCGGGGCCCTGGCCGACAGTTTGCCCTCCCTCATTCATGGTGCGCGGCTTGTGCGGGAGCAGGTGGGGCAGGACTTTGTGAGTTCGGTAGACCGGAAGCAACTTCCGATGGGGACGGGACGAACATGGAATGAAATCGACCTGGCGAAAATAGATGCTCAGGCCGTTCCGGAGGGTTCCAAGCTTGACAACCCCCAGCGTCTTGCCGACACCCTTCTATCCATTGAGCCGTTGCGGTATGGGACGCACATCATCGTCACGTCGGAGGCGGCTCACTACGTCAGTGCCAACGTTGTGAGCGAGTGGGGCAGCCTACTCCAGAACTCCATTCAGCGAAACAAAGACCGGGTAGGGCTGAACCTGTATGATGGGGCAACCGTCACAGGTGGGGGCACGACCACCACGCTGACCAGCGGCGTCATAGCCGCGATGGTGGCACAGATTCAGGGCGACACCAATGAGTCGGCTCTGACCACAGAGGAGATTTACACCTTCCTCCACAGTTTCCAAATCCATGACGTGCGGACTGAACTCACGGGTGGGGTGGGAACGTACCCGCTTGCCGCAGGCATCACTTCAGAGGCTTTTGCCAAAGGTCAAAAGGTGGTCGAGGCCATAGGGGGAGCCGTGGTGAGGCGGGACAACAACGTGCGAATCGACTCCACACCCGACGGACACGGTGGAGTGCATGCGCGGTCGGGTATTGTCCTGGTGGAAGTTTCAGGTAAAAAGCGAGACTTCACCGATACCCCTGCCAATCGTGGTGGAGACCAGATGCTGTGGCTATACGACTGGTTTGGTTTCGGAGAGCGGAGCGCAGGGAACCTCATGAAGCGCGTTTTGAGTGACGCGACGGCTCCAACGGCTGGCTAATTTAATCTGTGCGTCCCTAAAGGACGCCCAAAAGGAGCAGAGAAAGTGTTCAAGTTCTTCAAGCGACATGCAAACGGGCTTCTGGAGTCTCAGGACAAGTTGTTGTCCCCAGATGGAAACGCGTTCTTCCACAAGGGACAGTGGCATAACATACCCCGCGGTGGTGCGGTGGACACCCTAAAGGGCAACACCCACTGGTGCAGTGACTTTCTTTCGCCCTTCTCCACGGCAACAGGCGGGTTGATAGGAGGGGGTGCTGTCTATGCCGTGGCATCGGGTGCAACCTTCGCCCGGTTGGCTGTCAACGGTGGAGCGGGACGCATAACCCTGGCTGGCGATGATGCCGACGCCGTGGGTGTGTTCGGTCCCGTGGCCTATGAGCCGGATGAGGCGGGGCGCATGTGGATGCAGGCTCGCGTCCGTTCTTCAAGCGTTGCGGCCGGGGCGCTCTTTATTGGCTTCACGGATGCCGACACCGACACGGTGGTGATTGAGGATGAGGACGGGACTATCCAGACCGTCGCCTCCGATGCCTTTGGTGTCATGCTGGAAGGCGAGGATGATGGAACGTGGCAGACGATGGGTGTGGGCGTCGACGTGGACGATACTCAATACGCCTCATCCAACATCTCCGACCTTGCCGCGGCCACGTGGACGACTGTGCATATCGAGGCGGACAACAGAGGCAACACCGCCCATACTGTCGTGCGCTACCGGGTGAGGATTGATGGGAAAATCCTCCTGACCTCCAATAGCGACGGCCAGGGCTGGACTCCCTCAGCAGCCCGCTCCAGCATCGTGTACTGCCCCGTGGTCTCGGCGGATGACCGAGCGGCGGCCTACACCGTGGACATAGCGGAAATGGAAGCCAACGGAGGTCT